CCCCAACACCACGCGCCGCCCCCGCAGAAGAGGGCGCGGCGCGCCACTTAACGCCGCAACCACCGTGCCGGCGGTCACAATCTTGCCAGTTAAATCGGGATAAGATTTTGCATATTCGGCAATTTTTACGCTTACATCACCCAAAGCGTCATTAAAGCCTTTCATCCCTTCCATTTGGGCAAAATCCACGCTATTTTTCGCGTCTTCCACTTTGTAGCTGTTGGTATCTTTAATCACAGCATGAGAGGTATCCACTGCACCTTCGCTTTTATCCAGGCTTTCTTTTACTTCTTTTCCGAGGCTCACGTTGTTACGGATACCCAATAACGCCATTAATGCCTCACGGTCAGAAATAACTTGCCCAATAGCGGTGCCTTCTACCAAGTTCGCCATTTCACCTAGCAATTTTGCTTGGTCTTCTTTTTTTGCGCCTTTGAGTTTTTTCTGTAGCTCTTGGTATTTACCATCCTGACCAATCACCTGATCCATAATGCTCATAAAGGCTTCGATGGAGTTTTTACCTTTTTTCTTTTGAGCTTCCATGGAGGCAATAAAGTCCACACCATGTTCTTGGCCGTCTTTACCCTTAATCTTTAAATTTTTAAAACGTTCATTGGTTTCTTTGGAGGTTAATTTAGCAAGCAAGTTAGCAAAATTATTTCCCGCTTCGTCCGATGTCCCAGCGGTTACACGTGCTTGTTGATTTCCTACCAATAACGCTTCAAAGCCAGACATACCACTTAAGCCGGCAGATTTCCCCGCCGCCATTTGTTTCGGCAACCAACGCGCCATATCCGCTAATTCAAAGTTACCTGCCTGACCTGCGGCCACGGCTTTGTCTAACACTTCGCCAATTTTATCTTCGCTGATGTCAAACTGTTGCATGGCCGAAATGGCGATTTTTGCCAAGTCATCGGTGCTTGCACCAGTGGCTGTGGAGCCTTTTTGTAGCGTTGGTAACAATTTCATAGCGGTATCGGCTTTTACTGCGCCACTAGCAAGCATAGTATCCAATGCACCCAAGGCGTCTTCCTTGGTGCCACCACCAATTTCTACCGCACTTTTTACGGCATTATTCAGTTCTGCTTTACCTGCGATACGTCCCGCCACGTCACGTTCGGCAAATGCGGTGTTAGCCGCCATCGCGAGAGAGCGGTCATAATCCATTTGTTTTTTCATGGGTTGCGCCAACACCATGCCAGCAGCGGTCGCACCTGCCGCTAAACCGGCAACGCCTCGCCCAATATTGCCTAAACGTTGCCCCATAGACACTTTGCCCATTTCCGCATTCAGCTCCGCAATGCGGCGTTTGGTCGCCACAGCAGCACGGTCTAATTCGCGCCCGGAAGCAATACCACTGCGTTTTAATTGGTCGTATGCCGCGCGAGTGCGGTTGATTTCGTTCTGGATACTGCGCTCACTACGCACACCCAGCATTTCGCGGTTGCGTGCCGCTTGTTGGATTTGGCGGTAGCTTTGTTCCGTCACTTGTGCCGTTTGACGCATCGCTCTTTGTTGCGTGGTGGCACTGCGTTGGGCTTGATTTTCGATATTCTTGGTTGATTTGCTAACACTGTTTTCAACGCTTTTTACTACGCTACTGGCGTAATCTTTCGCCTTGAGTATTAATGAGACATCCATATTTGCCATTTTTAAACCTTGTTAAAACGTTATTTAAAGCAATAAAAAAGGGGCATTACGCCCCCTTATTTTTACGACGCTTAAATGTATAGGACGTCGTAGATTCGTCGGTATTATGTTGGGTTTTCGCGCCTTGACTCGCTAAATAGCTGTTAATCCATGCGCTGACTTCCGCGTGACACATATTCCAGACGGCTTGCGCAGTAAATCCAAACTTACCCAGCAAAATCGTTGCCGAGCGGTAGTTTTCATACGCCTGCCACACCTCGCTGACATTGCGTTTTTTTACGCTTCGCTTGCCGTCTCTTGGCTTTCCGAAACGCCCATGCGCTTTTTTCGTAGTTGATTAATTTCGTTGTTAATCAACACGTAATCATCAGTAGCAAGGTTATCCAGCAAGAATGCCGGAGTCACATCCTCGCGCGGAATACCGTCAAACTCGACTTGCTGCGCCAAATACGCTAAATCAACCAGCATTTGCTCGGCATGACTTAATGTCTCTTTGTCGCTTAATCCAAGATCATTAATGACCTCCAACGCTTGGCATTCGCCGCCTACAGTCAAAATCTTGACCAACACGTCATGATGTAGCGTGCCGTTATACAGCACGCCAAGTTTCAAACGGGTTTTCATTATTCTTCAACCATATCCAAAGCGACCATTTGTAAATCGCGCATTTCCTCATTGTCCACGGTGTAGCTTGTACCCACTTCGGTAGTAAAACAGCCGATGTAAGAGCGACGCTTGCCGTTTTCTTCTTCGACAGTCACTTTGCCGTCTGTCACATTATCCCAATCGGGTTCAGCGCGATTTAACGGCACAGCAACGGTGAGTGACAACGCATATTCGGTAATGCCTTTGGCAAAGCCTTTCACGCGCCCTTTACGGTTGATGGTCTTCACCGGCTTGCGACCGGTGGTAACACGTACATCTAACTTGGTTAAGTCAATCTCTTGGCCGTCCACTTCGACAATGCCAAGACTTGCAAATTCTTGTGCCATTTATGTCTCCTATAAAATTAAATCAACACGGTTAGCGACAATATGTAATCCGTTCACGACATCGGTCGGGATGACACAATCCAAGCGGTTTGGGTCAACGCCGTTGCGTTGCACCAACAATTTCGCTTTGTGCTCAGCTACATTTTCCAAGATTTCTTCTTTTTCTAAACGCAATAACACATCTAGAATTTCCGACCGCACTTTGCCCGGCGAACGTTTAGACAACTTCGCACGCGGGAAACGCAACTCAATGCGCTGTTCAATCGCTTTGCGCGTATAGTCAAGCGTGCGGATGGTGGTTAAATCCAAATAGCTTGGGTCATCCGTATTGGTTGCCGACTTGGTGTAAGTGGTGATCGCACGCATAATGCGGACACGATGATTTACAACGGTAATCGGGGTTAAACCGTGATATAACGCCTGATTGGCTTCGGTTAATAACGGGGTTTGAGTTGGGTCAACTTCCGTCAAGCCCTTAATTTCCAGCGTATTTAACGGACGTGCCGGGTCTTCTTCGCCCGCAATCACCGCACCAAAACCTGCCGCAATTAAGGCATGAGATTCAATCGCGCCTTTGTACCAACCACAAGTGATACGCTCGCTGTTGATTTTCTCGGTGTACGTTGTGCCGGTTGCCATACTGCCGCGCCATGCCAGCACGCCGATAGCAGGTTTTTTCTCAAGCGGAGCGGACACGGCTTCCAAGTGTTCGCGTAATGCTTTTGCATTTTTGTCGTCCGCAAACGGCGAAATAATGATGTGATAATGCGTACCGGCAACACTTGCTAATGCAGGGGCTAAATCCGCATTTTCTGCACCGTTGGCAAATGCTGTCGCATTAATAGTCATGTCTTTAGCCGTATTGGTTGCGGTCAAATTGATTTCGTTGCCAATTTCGCCTTTGCATTTTGCGGTTAACGTAATCGTGCTCTCATTTACAGCTGATGTTGCTGGGCAATTTGTCGCACCATTAATGATTGCATTCAAACGCGCTGCCACCGCATCAGATTTTTCGCCTGTTGCTACCGCCACTTTGTAATCAATACCGGCAATGGTTACTGTCATAACACCTTGGCTTGCTGCAGTACCGGTTAAGGTTAAACTACCACTTGCCGCGACACCAGAAGAACTATCCGCTAACCCCATAACAGATAAACGGATCAGAGAGTTGTTAGTAATCGCCATGCGCGTCATTAAATGCGCCCAAGAACCTGCACCAAATGCCTGCTCCGCGTCAAGGTCGGAATACACACGCACCGGTTGGGTAAATGCCGTCGCACCGCCCACCATTGGCGCAACAATTAACACCTCTTGCTCGTTAGTCGGCAGAGTAGTTACCGCGCCCTTGGCGTTATACTCCGTATAAACACCTGGTTTACGTAAGCTATTCGGGATTTTTTCAAATTCAATGTTAGTCATTGCCTGTACCTCTTTGCTTGCGGGTTGGTTGCACTTCGATTAAGTCGCCATCAGCGATTCTGCGCTGATAATAGACCGTATTTTCCACTTCAACCGGTTCCTGCTCGATGTAGGCGTGCGGCTGATTTTCTAGAGGGACTTTCACCCCTAAAGCTGCTTTTACAATCATGTTTTATCCTTTATTTTTACACTAAATCCGACCTCAGCATTATTGTTCGGGTCATATAACTTACCGTCCACATGCTCAAGGATTGGCGGCACTGGGGAGAGTTCGGCCGCATAATGGGTAAACACAAAATCAGGATTTGTCGGGTCTTGTGTTTTTTCCGGATACAAACCGTCTTCCAGCGGAGTGACATCATCAAACGCTGCTTCGTACTCAATGGCATATGCCGTGACTTTCTCTGTGCGAAACTGCGCATTGTTAAACAACGTCCGAATCGCCAGCGGTTTTAACGGCTTAACTAATCCTCCCAAGCGTTGCGTATCCAGCAAGCGGCGTACCGCATAAATCAACTGATTCGCACCAACCTCGCGTTTATCCACCCCGCCTTGTCGTGCAGCTTGGTTGCTGCGCAATGAGCGCACCGCCACAATGACCACAAATTTAGCAGAGGTGCGAAACGCTGTACCGCGCACTCCCATCGGCTCAATTCGTGCACCGCCGAACGTCACCAACACCATAGGCAAACGTCCCGTACCAAGACTTTCGTCGTCTAGCTCACCACCGTAGCTTTTCACGGTATTGGCAAGTTGTCCCAAGCCACGTGTCAAGCGGTCAACCAGTGCATTTTCAATTTCGGTTATCACGTCCAAAAATCCTATTGTTCGGATTAGTAAACATCACCACATTGCCATCGCTTTGTTGGTCGTCTTCAATATCAATACCGAGCGAAATCTTCCCAGCTGCCAAGTCCTCAAGCTCTTTTAAGCTCAATTTATAGCGCGTGATAATCTCGTCAGTAATCGTCACTTCCGACATACTCGCCAAGCGGTAACGGGTTAAATCACAACAAATACGGGTGAGGTTTTGCGGAATTTTCGGCAACGGTAAGCGATAACGCGCACTTAAATAACCGTCGATTTGGCTTGTGCTGTCAGAGAGCGCAATGGTCAGCACGCTTTCATTTACCACGCCTTCGTGGTCACAGTCGGTTAGCTGGATGGCCTGAAACTCCCCGATGCGCAAAACGAAATCTTTTACCGTTGCATACATGGCTTAATCCTCACACACTGGGACAAGCTCTAACCAAGGGTCTTCAGCCAAGGTTAAGGTTTGTTCCGCCGTTAAGTCATCCGCTGCGATGTAAACCGCATCGGTTTTGTTAAAGCGATAACCGCAACGCCCATATGTTGACTGTGGGTGGATGTCACGCAATTTAATCGAATAACCGATAGGCACAATCACTTGCCCTTCTTTGTCGTCCGATTCATTGTGTTTTTCTACCGCACTTTCGGCATTATCCGCACCGTTTTCGGTTTGGATTTGCGCCTGTTCATCCGGTGCTGTTTGCACGTCTTGCGTTACATCATCTTTTGGGTTTTTCTTAGCCATTATTAACTCCTAGGGCGGTTTCCCGCCCTGATTGGTTATTCTTCGATGATTTGTGGTGACACAATCACTTTCAAACGACCTTTTAAGATATTGGTCGTACCGTTGATAATTTCGCCCTCGCAAATTTGGCGCGCTTGGAACTCTAATGCCGGTGGCACTAAAATCACATTCGGACGAATGTTTAACAATTTGCCGCCATCACCTTTTAAGGATTGCATTTTGGCAATCACTTTCATGATGTTTTCAGCATTGAGTTCTGTTTTCTCAACACGGTGGGCAAGCTGCCAAAAACCAAAACCTGCCGCACCACGTGCACGCACACCCCATTCGTAAATATCTTCGTTAAATACGGTGTCTGACTTTGACGGGTCAAACTTCGTTTCGATTTCCGGTGCTGTGCGCTCTTGCCAAATTAATGGTTTAATCGCATTGGTGGTGTCAAAAATATAAAACGTTGGTGCTTCTGTTTTTGTGCCGGTGGTGATATTGCTTTGTTCTTTGCTTGCGCCCGTGCCGTCCACATTCGGGAATACCGGGTGGTCTGTGTCAAAGTAATTTTGGCCGTCATAACAAAGCGTGGTTTTACCTGCTTTTAATAAACCAAACACCAAATCATCTGGTAATTCAGCCGCACTTTGTGCCGCTTGTTGCACCATAGGGCGGAATAAGCCAACTTGGTCATCTTCAATGTCAGTGCGCGGAATGCCTACCGTACTTTCATAAAGTTTGTTTTCAATGCTTGTACCTTGGGCTTGCATTGCTTTACGCTGACGTTTATTTACCCATTCCACCATTTTCGGGAATTGACCTAAGAAACCATAGGTGTTCACTTTGGTGTTAGAGGATACTTTCATTGCAATTAAGTCCCACTGCGGTTTAATTAAGCCTAAACCAGCGGCAAAATCTTTTTTAAACTGGGTTTCAATCGCTTTTAAAACTTCGGATTTTTTAAACATTATTTTTGCTCCTTATGTTCTTTGATAAATTCTGCTTCGGTCATACCCAACGCACGAGCCGCCGCCTGTTCTGCCGCACTTAATGCCGCAACATTGCCTTTATTCGGATCTTCTTCCGCTTGATGGCCGCCAGCCAGTGCAGCAATCGGCGCGGCTTTATCCAAATAACCGGTTAACGCTTCAATGCTTAGGCTTTGAGCCCAATCTTTTAACGCTGGTGATAACTTACCTTGCGATAAGGCGGCCTGAATCAATGCCTCTTTTTTATCGGTCTCTACCGAGTTTTTAAGCGCATTAAAATCAGCCTGTAATGCTGCAACCTGTTCCACTGGCACGAATTTAGCTGGGTCAGGTTTGCCTGCCTGCGCAGTGAGTGCTGCGACAGATTGTTCTTTTTCCGCTAATTTGGCATACACATTTAATAGTGCGACTGGACTATCGCCTTTAGCGGCAGAAAGTGCGGTCACTTTTTCGGTAATTTCCGCTTCGCTGGCGTCTGCTTTTAATGCAAGCAACGCGCACAAGGCGGCTTGTAATTTTTTGTCCATTGCTGGCTTTTCCTTTTGTTGATTTAAAAGTTGCACACTGGCGGCAACCATTACTTCGTCCATGCCGTCTAAAGCGGGGTTGTTAGTCAGTGCAGCGTGAAAGATTTTGCGAACATAACCATTCGTGTCATAAGCAAACACGGCAGAGATATAACGATATTCGCCATTTTTGATGTATTCCGCAGCTTTGTCCGTCCAACGGACGTCAGCAAAAATTCCTTGTGGGTTAAAATAGAGATATTCCATCCAACCTGCGCTAGGCGCCTCTTTGCCGTTTTGCTGCGAATGTAAGATTTGGTGTTCGTAGTCAATGGGTAGGGGATTTTTCTGACTGTTAGCTAATGCCACAACATCAGCCCCGTTTGTATCGGTTACATACCATGCCTCCACATCTGTCGGTCTGCCGTCAATAGCTCTAAACTTGCCATAAGGCAAAAGCTGGATGCGTCCATACTTCGCTTGGTCAATTTCAAAACTACAGGCTGCAAGGGTGAGTTTCATTCGTAAAAATCCTGAAAAGTTAATCTAGGATTTCAGAATAATGGATTGGCGGGAATGAAAAGAGGGGAGCGTCTTCCACACTCCCCTCTAGGTTAGAATTTTTGAAAAAATGAATTTTGATGTTGTATTTTATCTTAAACCATTTTTAAAACCTTTTTAAATCCTTTTAAATCGTTTTAAAAAAAATCATTCGATAAATCGCCCCTATAATCATAAAAACGCAAATACGCGCGATTTAGAGCAGTTTTATGTTTTATTTAACTACGCTCCGAAAATAGGCTTGCACATCCTCCAAAATATCGTCCTCGTCTTGCGGGGTTAAAACAAGGAAAGGACGGGCGGGAATATCCACTTTTCGTCCACGTCCGGCTTTACCGCCAAACTGATGGATTGCCGCGTAAGGCTCATTCGTACCGACCATGGCAATGTTATTATCATAATAACTTGTGATACTGTTCATCAGATTTTCTGTATCAACTAGCGGCGTGCCTTGGCGATATTTCAGTCCTAGCCACTTCGGACGGCCACCTACGTCAAAGTTTTGCAACACTGCCGATTCCATTGTGCCGGCGATACTACGCATTAGTGGCGTACGGTCTTGAGCGGTATTTGCTAGTTTATTTAGTATGGAGGCAATTTGTTGTGCATTATTAATTTCGATTTCTATCATAAGCGTTGCTTTTAAACATTAAGGGAGTTAATATGGTTAAACCTAAATGCACTTAGAAAAGCGATGAATCTCCCAGATCGCGGGCGATGAGGTGAAATAGACTCGGGACTGTGTGTAGGTGTGGGGAGCCCTACCTAAGTGCATTTTCTTTTTCCAACAACTTTTTCAATTCCTTATCTTTAATCCGTCGAAACGACAGCACGAAGATTTCTTTAGGTAATAATTTCACGACCAGCATTTTCCCTTGTCGAATAAAGGTGTATCTATCCTGATAATCTTTCGCTTGCAATAGGTGTTCAGGCGCATGAATCAAATCAGGTAAATCAGCATATTCATCCACGCCGAAATTCTGCCCATCACGGCTATTAAACTGCTTGATTAAGGTGTCATCTGATAGCCACACTGTGCCGGTGTTTGCCTTCATCAGTCCTTTATTTTCTGCGCTCAATATACCCGCGGCGAACCTGAAGTTTTTCGCTAAACCATCACGCACTTGTAACATTTGCTCGGCGGTGAGTTTTTTCCCTTCATGGCTAGATGATTGCTTAATTTCTGCCACCTGTTTCGCAAGCAAATTAAAATCATGAACAAATTCGCTTCCGCGCATCTCCACCTTGGCAAACTGATGCGCCAGCTTTTCCGGGTAAAGATCCAAATTCGGCTTATAGTTCAATCGCCCTACATTATAATCAAAGCCTTTATCCGTCACCCGTATCGTGCCGTCGGGCAATTTAAAACCAATGGTTTTTTCACGATTTCCCGCTTTATCGGCGGGGCGTTCCACTTCGACTAAAAATTCAGAACTATCGTCCGGCTTATCCATGCCACGACGTTGTAAATCTCGTTCGGCAAGTGCAATCACCGAGCAACGACAATTAAACCCATTCGGTGGGTAAAATGTCGTCCAAAATGGATCATCATAACGGTAAATTTTGCCGCTTAATGCTAAGTGAGCTGGGCGGGTTCTTTCGTCGCCTACGGCAGAATATTGCCAGTAAGGGCGATTGTCCACATTATCGCGCATGCGTTGATAGCGCGCCGCAGAATAAGCAGACTGCATATTCACTCTGTAAATCGTATTTAAACGGCGTGGTGTGCCGAAATATTCGCCCGTTTTCGGGTCAGCTAACAGATTGCCGTCAATACCTCGACTGATAGCGTTATCTTTGCCAAACACCCAGCCCTTGCGCTCAAATTCGCCGAGCAATTCTTTTTTCCATTGATTAAATCCCTTGCCTTCGCGCATAGCGGTTTCCAATGACTGATAAATGTCTTTGGTCATTTCAAGACTAGACAAGCGCGCAATAGTCGTTGCACGGGCTAACGCGCTGTCTTGTAAGTCTTTCACAAATACTTTTCCAGCCAGCATTTTCTTCTGGCGGAGAAATTCAATGGCTTCTGTCGGCTCCATGCCAATAGCAAATTTAGGTGTGGTCGGCATTGGACGCCCCCAATAAATCCGACAAGAATAAGGCACTGGTTAAATAGCGTTCGTGCGCTTCTGACGTTAAATCAGGGTAAAGTTCCGCCAGTTTATCGCCTGCTTCTTCGTAACTGTTACACGTAGATAATACTGCCACGGCTTTTTGCACCATCGGATCTAATTGTTGGTTAAAGTCAACCTGTGTCATGCCGTTATCTAACAAACTATCAAGTAAATCCTGTTCCGTTTCCCCCTTGTTAGCAGCAGACAACGCCACATGCGTACCTTTACCCAAACACCCTGCACACTGACACCCCACCACGTGGGCAGAAAGTGCGGTAGATTTTCCCGGTGTTTTTAAATCGGGATTAAAATCACTTTGAACGGCTTTTAAAACCACTTCACCGTCTTGTGCTTCGGGGATGCCTAACTTGTCGCGCGTCCACTTTTCGGGGATTTGCACGCCAATCCCAACCAGTTTAGGGATAGCATCAGCAAAAGTGCTTAAATCATCGTATTTCTTGGTGTCAAACTCAAAGTATGGCACACGATGTAGCGCAATATTGGGGTCAACATTAATCTGCAAATAAGGCAGGATGATTTGTTGTGTGATGGTCTGCGCCACTTGTTTTGCGTCTGACACCAACAAATCACGGCGCACTTCATTATGCACGTTGCCTAGCGCATTAGTTGAGCTTTTTCCGTCTGCGCCTGATGTGAGCGTTTGCCCTAAAATCAGGCGAGCAATGGATTTTTCGCACCAGTCTGTCATCTGTAAAAACGGGTTATTGGTGGCGGTGGTATTTGCCGCATTATGCAATTCGACGGTCATAGAGTCAGGCATAATCCCTGCGGCGTTATGTCCGATTTGCGCAAGAGCTCGTAATAGCGTGCGTTTTTCTTCGTTTGTTGCCCCTGCACCATATTTCCCGATACGAATCGGCATGCCGTAAAGCTCCAAGAATTCGGCAAAATCCCGCACCGAATAATGCTTAAACATATAAAGCCAAGCCAGTGTGCGGAATAATCCCATACGCGCCAGTTGCACCGAGCGGGACTTGTGCGAATGCACCACCCAGCCGAACTGTCTTAATGGCTCGCCCATGGGATTGGTTGGAGTTTTTAATAATAAATTGTCATGTTTATCTAACTTAAACCAAGACTGAGGCCGTGGGATAAAGTTATGCGGAATATACTTACCGTTTTCCAATTTCCACTCAATTTCGATGGCGGAAAAACCATGTCCGACTGCGTCCATCATATCCATAAGAAGGTTTTCAAGGTTTGGATATTGATAAAACAACTCGTCAATTTCGGTTTGGAGTTTTTCTTCTGCCGGTGTCGCATTGCGTGGTTCAGCAATGCGCCAATCCAGCGTCAAAATCGCTCGTTTACGCGTCTGAATATTCGCACCGATGGCACTGTCTTGTTCTTCGATGTCCATAAATAACTCGTGCTGTGCCGTGATATTGCCGTTTTCCGCATCCTCTAAGATGCTTTTTAACTTGGACGGCGTAATGCGGTTGCTCGGGTGGTCAGATAAAACACGCCCATTAGCTGTCACCATTGCTTCATCGGTTTGGGTCGGTTCTGTTTTTGAGCCTACCAATGTTTTAATTTTTTCCCAAAATTTCATGTTTTATCCTCGCCAAATGCTATATAAATCATCTTCCGCATCAAAATCATCATGCCCCAAGTCTTCATCGTTTAAGCCTATCCACTCAATCGGGGCAGAACTCGTCACTGCATTACGCCATAGCATTTCTAATGCGTCTGGGCCATCATCATGATCAGCTTTTGGAAAATGTCTTAACTGTGATTCAAGGGTGGATTGTGAGCGGTGTAATAAAATTAACCCATTGGCAATATGCGGTTGCAAGCTCTCAATGCGAAGCATTTTGTCACTATTGGGTTTTGTTGCCGTAGCAGGCACAGGTTTTCCGCGCGCAGCTGAACGTTTAACCAACTCGGTTTTTAAAAATTCCTGGAACTGTACTGTCTCTACAAACCAACGATGGCAGTTATACTGTGTATGTAGGCGAATAACGTCCTCAATAATTAAATCGGGTAAACGCTTTTTAATCTGCGCTTCAACTACATACAATTTGCCAGTTTCTCTGTGATAGCCGCCAACCAAAATCGCAGACGGGTCACGGCTTGCACCTGCTTTACCCAGTGATGGGTCAACCGCACCAAAATAAATCAAGTTATTAGGTAACTCTGTCCAATAATGGAGACTATTGGCAAAAATCGCGTCATCGCCACTAACCGGGTCATTTTGGTACTCTGAATCAAAAGAAGCGTGTCCATCTGATGCACGAATCTTCATTAAATACAGAATCGGACGAGCAAGCCAAGAAACGACAGCGCCTGCATCCATGTCTGCTTTATGTTGTTGATAGAACAAATCAGAAAGCGTGTCATCGTCCCCATCTTCGGAAAGATAAATATTTTCCCATTCGTCCCATAACTGCATATTGTCCGGCATACGTAAAATGGCTTTGAAACGTACCCGACGCCATCCTTTAGTGTTTAAAATACGGTTTAATACACTGTCATAATGAAGAATGGTTCCTACATAAATCACATCAAATTTTTCACCTGGCGCACCAAGTTTTAATACTGCATTTAAGATCCATTTATGCAATTTATTACGTTGTTCAGGTGTTTCTACTGTTTCGTCGTTTTCGACATCATCTAGCACAACCAGATCTGGGCGGTATGCGCCATGACGACGACCACGTAATTTTTGCCCCGCACCAACCGCTTCAACCTTTTGTCCTTTTGCCATCATAATTGCACCGGCGCGCCAAACTTTTCCCGGTGCCACTTCTGGAAAATCAATAGAAAGGCGGGGATTTGATTCAATTTCAACTTTAATGGCTTCTAACATGCCATAGGCTTGCTCTTTGGTATCCATAGCAATAATAATGTAATTTTTAAGGTTACATACCATGCACCAAAGCGGGAATAATTGCGTACAAATAGTGGATTTCGCCTCACCGCGGGGTGCGGCAATAGCTTGTCGGACGGATTTATCTGTTTCTTCAACCGAAAGCGGAAGATTTTTAAACAGATATTCGTGTAACTGGGATTTATGTGGAGAACGTACATAATGCGGAAAATAGGCTTGAACAAAATATTCAAACCCTTTTTCTTTATCTAAGACTTTCTTACGACGCTCTGCAATCGCATGCGGTTTATCATCCCAACCTTCAAAATTCGCTTCGATATTGCGCTGTAATTCAGCACGTAGTTGTTCGAGCTGTTTTTCGAAATCTTTGTATTTCATCTATAACATTACCGCAATAAATAAAAGCCAGCCCCAACCTTTGATACCGGCAGCCATTAACTTAAAAGCACATACAATGCAGACAAATTGCACAATCCAGCGAAAATAGTAATGCTTATGCACAATGGTTTGATTTTGCTTTTCCATCACTTAAACTCCTGCTTAACAATGTTTTCTAAATCATCTAAAACAGACAAAAAAGTAGGCAATAAGTCAGGATGTTTAGTTTTAATTAGATTAGTTACCATCTCAATAACTTTCCATGCTGTTGCTAACTCTGATACCTCTGGCAATAACCGCTTACTGCTCGCCACCATTTTCGAGTAGCTATCACCCAAACCTTGGATCAGTTTAGCTTTATCGCTTACAGGCAAATCTTCCGCATGACGTAGCTCTTCCATAGTTTTCTCAAAGTAGATCACAAAAGTGGTGAGCATACCGCGCGCCACGTCTTCTACTTTGCCACTTGCCATGGTGTTCGCATCACGCACAGTGTCCCAGTTATCGCCACGTGCTTCCGCTTCTTTTCTCCAGCGGCGCGCCGTGTTGTAGGACACTTTGGCTTTTTCTGCAGCCTGTTCTAACGTCAAGCAATCAAACACATAATAGCGACGTACATAAGCCTTGGTTTTTTCATCGTGTGCCATCATCAGCCCCCAAATTTCGCTTTGATGAGTTCAAAGCCGACCGATACCACTAAACCACCTAAACCGCCTGCCATCACAGACTTAATGCCCAATTTATCCATGCGGGTTTCCAACATTTTCAAACGAGCGTCAATATCGTCCACGCGGTCGTCCAATTTGTCGATTTTGCGGCTGACTTCACGGGTTAAATCTAAAATTTGGTCTAACTTTTGGTTGGTTTTGGCTTGTTCGGCCTTCTGTTCCAACCGCTTTTGTTCTCTTGCCGACATTATTTATCCGCCTTTCTGTCGAGTTTTTCAGTAATAGAGTTTAGTTGCTTGGTGATGGCATCCAGTTTTTCCATCACGTTTTTATTCACGATGTTCGCCACTTCTTTCGAGAGATAATCCCGTTTCACTTGGTCAACCTCATCATGTAATTGCTTAAACTCACCATCTAACCGTTTAAACCAAAGCCCGATAAAAAATACCGCAATGGACACTAACGCGTTAAACACCATGATGCCGTTAATGTGTAGTTCCATTTTCGCCTCGCTGACAAATAGTTCGGTATGTATCGTTATGCACTTTAATTTGGCGTAAGGTTTCGGTCGTATCTTGGCGACTTGCGGAGATCACTGAAAAACCCGCACAGCTTGCATTAATCACGGAGATCCCCTGACTTGTGCAACTCATTAATAAGAGTGTCACGGTCAGCATTGCGACTGTTTTCTTCATGTTGTTTTCTCACTTCAAAATGTTTCACTTGAGTTTCAGCGACGACTTTCTGTGTTTGTAACTGCGCATTGGTTTTTAATAACTGCTCAATCTCACGGTGTGCACGTTTGAGCTTAAATACCACATAACCACAAATACCAAGTGCAGCACCTGAGCCGATTAAAATCATCTGTAACGTCATTAAATCCCCCTTGGTCTATCCGTTTGTTCCGGTTCGACATAAACTTCGCCGGTAATCGGTTCTTCCGGCTTAGTTTGTTTGGCTTGATATGCCATTACAGCACCCTTAGTTGCCGCTGAGCCACCGCAAAAACAAGCAAAATAAAAAAACAAGTCAGTGACCGTAGAACGGTCAAGATAAACGGCATAAATCAGCACACCGGCCATGACCAAAAAGCCGAAAAATTGAATAAAACCTGTCGTACTCGCACGTCCATCACTATTGGTAAATAATTCAAAAAATTTACTCATCGACATAATCTCCACATAATCACTTCAGCTGGCGTTGGTTTGCCACGGAAGACATAACTCCATGCGTTTTTACTATAAAAGTGCGGTCGATTTTTCGGGAGTTTTTTGGTTGTTAAGACTCGGTTTTGTAACCAATTAAAAACACGTTTAAACACGCCTAAAAATTTAAACTTCATTATCAATCGCTCCATATTTAAGATTACCCGCCACACGACGCACCCAGCCTTTACCAAAGGTCGCAAAATTGCTGAGTTTGCAATAAAATTCAAGGCGTTCAGCGTTCAAACGCATAATGACGTCAGAAATCGCCATTTTTTTAATAGCGGCAATCGTCATATTGCCAATAATGCCGTCATCCGCCACATTCACCGCACGTTGCAACATACGGCTTGCATTGCCTAATCCATGGTTTACCGCTGCATCAAAAAACTGGAAAGCCACCGCATCAGGCATCTTGTCGCATTGATAACGTAACCAAAATGCGGAGTAGTAGATTTTATAGGCTTGCTCACGCGTCATTGCTCGCATACTGCCTTGATAACCGTTTGCCTGAGCTGTACGTTTAGTGATTCCCCAGTTGGTTTCCCCGCCTGGGTCTCTTGGGTCATTAACGTAGCCGCCTTCATGGCCAATTAAGCGGTTAAAGATTTGTATAAAAGTTAAAGACATAAAAAATACCCTCAATCGTTGATATGATTGAGGGTATTCTGAGTTAAATTAAGTTTAATTAATGGGGGAAGGACTTCCACACGTCTGCTTGCTTTAAAATAACGCCGCTTGTTGATATTGTGGAGATTGATGGGTTCTTACAATTTCCCAGGCGTGGCGATCTGATAGATTGTATTTAGAGCAAAGCTCAAGCATTGCCGTACGGCCACTTTTCTTTTCGGTTTGCGTGATATAGTCAAAATCCGCTTTCAGGCGTTCATTACGCAGTAAGCGCAGGGCAACCTCACAACGTGGAATATAGACTTCTTCGGCGCGGAAATAATTACGCAATTTTATCGCATTCTCTGCGCCAATTAAGGATTTCAAACGCGGAAAATACACCGCGCCATCAGTAAACCTAAATGTCGTCCCACCGAATTGATTAATAATCTTTTCTATATCCGCAAACCCAACTAGATCTACCATTTCTAACACGATTTCAGGTAAATAACCTGCAACACTTTCAAGTTCAGACTGCATAAAATTTCCCCTTTGTGACCATTTATGCGGATTGTCGCACGGAAATTTCAAAAAGCAGGGTTCTACACCTAAAAATATGATAAAAAAATCCCGCACGGGGCGGGATTGGTGCGTTATTTATTGCAATTTTCTTTCAAAAGATTATTAACTTTAAGGTATTTTTGCTCGTTGTGCGCATTGAGGAAAAATCCTTTAGCAACCTCTAAAGCAAGGCAGGCTTCTTTCATATCGCTATGTTTCTTTGCCATTTCAAAGCTCTTTAATTTATCTTCACCGAGGTTATTTTGTAATTCTTCGGTACTTTTTGCCATTGTTTCAGTATCAATAATGGGGTTAGCATCTGTGATTTCGACAAAATATCGGCGGTTTTCAACCCATACCGAATACAAAATTTCTAATTTATTATAAGTTTCTGTTTGCAAAAGCGCATAACATGACCTACTGTCTTTATCCTGTCCCTTTTCTTTTATTTCTCTTACTACAAATACATCTTTAAGACTAAAATCAATTCCTGTCTCTTTTGTTCTATTATCTAAAATCTGTTCTATGGTATCTCCAACCTCTTCACATTTTGGTATATCTTGGCTTGTTAAGCTGGCGTGCGAAAATAAAGAGATGGATAGGATAAAAAGTGCAATAGTTTTTTTCATAATTTCCCCAATAAAAAAGGCTCCTATGGAGCCTTTAATTTACGCTTAATTTGTTGTTATGCAACTAATTTTTAGCTTTCTGTTTTCTTCGATCATACACCGACAACATTTGCACCACTTTTTTCAGTTGCCACACCTCCAACCAATGCACAAAATTCACACCAAACGCCTTTTTGGCAATCCCGTCAGCATAACTCTGCGGCAAACCGTATTCGGTTAAAAGTGCGGTGATTTTTGCTAAATATTGCGCTTTATCCGCCTTTGGTGCAGGACGTTTAGGGGCATTCTTCACGCTAAACACCACGCCTTTGGCTGTCATGGCACGGAGCACCTGCTTTAATTCTGCATCCGTCATCACCGTGCAACTGTGTTTGTCCACTGTGTCTAACAAAAAGCGTTTATATTGTTCATCGGTCATCTTAAGCATGCTTTTACCAATGTGGACTTTTTGGATCATCTGTTTACGGGTTTGTGGTTGCATTTTGTTCCTCTTTCCATGTTTTCCATATTAAATATTCCGGCATATTCTTTACAAATTCCAATTTCCCAATAGCAGCATATTGTTCAATGTATTGTATTGCGGCAGTGCGCTTGTCTTCTTCTAATTTCTCCGTATTTTTCACCGCACTTTTACCTTGCTCATTGCGCACCACGGCAAACAAGGGTTTAGCCCCTTCATACACTTTCTTCAAATAGTTATGGTTCGATAAAGCCTGAATATTACGCGTTTCCCGACGGTTTTTCATCACTGCTTGAACATTTTCATTCAACGCATGAGCCAATAATGGACTAGGTTGATACATCTCTAATACTTCTTGCATTAATTTCAACGCACGCCCATTAGATAGCGCAGATTTTTCAGGGCGAAACAACCCAATATAACTCACCAATGCACGGGCATTGTCGCCGCGTAAATTCGTGATAATCCCCAACATCTCACGCCCGGCATCATCTTCCAATAGCGCGTCCAAGTGGATGTCACTATGGCAAACCGGGCAACGGCATAATTTCACTTTTAAAGCTCCTTTAAACTTGGTTTAAAACACATTATTCAGCCCACTTTATCTAAGCATCCCCCTCTTTCGTAAAGAGGGATTAGGGGAGGAATGGGCTGTAAATGGGTTTTATCCTCCAAGATAAGGCATAGGGCATTCCCAAATGTAATTTTTAAATTCGATACATTTATCTAAAGTTAATTCGCCTTTTATGATTTCTAACTCTTGATTAAATGCATTACCCCATTCAAATCCGTAAAATCTAAAATCAACGTTAAATTTTTTGCTTAATTCAATCATTTCGGGCGGGCTTAATACCCATGCAGCTGAGATTGGGATGACAACGATATACCCATTCTCCAACTCATATCCCTCAATGATTTCATTTGGGTTGTCACAAAAAACACGTCGAGCTCCTTTGATTGCTTGCCATTTAATGTTTTTGATTTCTAACGTTCCAAATTCGTCGATTTTAAATTCGCAACCTTCGATACATTCTGTTAAAAATTTAGTTATATCGTCAGTTTTGCCTCTAACTTTTAAGTCTCCTACACACCAATTTGGCATAATCTATTCCTCCGGTCGTTGTGGTAATGGTTGCCAGTGTGGCACTTCAATTTCTATGTCTATCATCCCTAAAATGCGGTCTAGTCTTGAGGTAAATCTAATTCGGGTCTCCAATACAAAATCTCATCAAATGAGACATTTACACCATAACCAATATTTTGGTCATAACGTTCAAGCTCCCAATATTTTCGATTGCCTTCAAACTTTAAGGCGGCGAAATAACATGACATATCATCATCTAACACTAATACTCTTTCTGCGCGTTCAGGTAGTTTGTCAGAACACTTAATCCATTCATTTTGTGGATATTCAACAAGTACCGGATTATCTACCATTTGAGTGTATTGCCCACCGTAAATATCCTCCTCCTCTTTGGTAAGAGGTCTAGTTGGTAAATCAAACCCACCTAATACAACCCCAAAACACGTTTCTTTTATGCCATCCACAAGGTCATCTCCGAAACCATCATCGCAGCCAAAGTCAAAAGTCTGGTCGACACAGTCTTGCGCTTGTGATTTAGCTTCTTCTAATGTTTCATGCATTGTGAACTCGCGTTCTAACGCATCATAAGAAAAATATTTTTTCATTTTTAGATCTCCTCAAGTCCTAAATTTAAAGTTTTGTTGTAGTAGTTAAAAGCATTCTTAAATTGTCTTCTACTGTCATCACACCAATCTTCCGGTGAAACAGGGACACTATAAAGACCGTATAAAAAACCCCAGTGTACTTCGAGTTCTGGTGGCGTATTAATAAAAGCTTGCTTTTCCGCTTTTAGCGCTAATAAATCAGCGGTTTTTACCAGCTCTTTCATTTTGGCCGTCATCTTAATGCCAAATTGATTTTGAATAACCCGCTCAAATTCCTTCTCGATTAATTTATATTCTGGTAGTAAGTTTTTAAGCGGCGTTGGCACATCGCCTAAATAAGCTTCTTGTGCATCGTGCATTAATACCGCAAATACTGTTTCGTCATCTGCTTTCATATACGATTTTGCAATCATTGCGGCGTAAACGCTGTGATCTAAAACTGAATAATGTCTATCTAATTTGCCGCCAAAGCGCGGAATCCTTGCTAAATGATGAATAATGTCATCAATATGGATGTCGCTATTTTGTGGGTTAGCAAAGTCGATTAAACGGTTGCCGTGTGTGATAAATATGCTCATTTTTACTCCTTTTTTACCTTGATTTTTATATCATTTTCGCCATGTTGATGGTGTCTAATCGTTACTTCGTAACCATCAACCCCATTTTTGCCATCATCCTTCCACTTAATAACCGGTTCCGGATTAACCTTCACAACGACACCAAGCTCTTCGATAGCTACTTGTTTCTTTTGTATAAATGTTTTGCGAATAGCAAACCAATGGATAAAATCAGGCAAAAAACGATTAAACTGTTCTTCGGTTAACTGCAAAAAGTCTTCAACTTTTCTAAATTCATAAATTTTGTCACTCATTTTCATCCCCCTTATTTTGCTCGCTGAAGGATCTCGTCAATAACTGGATCCTTCAGAAGAATTTTCTCAATAAAACCAATCAACATACGACCAGTTTCATTAGGATTTTCGACTTTCGCACTAACATCCCATTCGTCCCCATCTTGGGTGCAAAAATCTAATTTTATTTTGTGTTCGAAACCACTTTTAACGTTATCGTCCATACCCTCAAGCACAATCCAACCCGCTCTCACAATTTCAGGTAACTTAAACATCAAACAAGTCATCGCATCCTTAACATATAAAGCTGTCATTTGATGGTATTCTGTGTTGACATTAAAAGTTAAATCGTCATCACTGACTCCAACTTTAAACTCAAACGTTACTGCATATTTTTTTTCTTCCATTTCACTCATCTCCCCAATCTCATTCTCAACCCTGGCAACAAATTCTGCACATTGCCAACATAAACCGCCGCATGTTGATTTTGTCCCGTACGTAAGGCTCTAAGCGCGCTTATTAGCTGTTTTGCAGCTTGTTCTAATTGCTCGTCTAAGCGCATTTTTTCTTTTTCAGTCATACTTCCTCCACCTCAACCACGTCATCAATTTCTGTAATGGTGTGTGGCAGTTTATTGACATCACACACATTTAAATCACACATATCTAAAACTTGTTCATTGTTTTCGGCTTCAACAACAGCCTCAACCAAACAATAAAAACGTGCCACATACTTAGCCATGCTTCACCTCCGGTCTTCTGCTTGGATTTTTGACATAATGCGCACACATCTTTTGGCGGTTTAATGCCCATTCTTCATTTTCGCTTTTTCGAGCAACAATATCTGCTCTCTGCCAAGCAGCCTCAGCGGTTGCCCATGCACCAGCACGCTCCATTTCAACAGCTAACGTGCTAAAATCTTTATAGGTTCGTAGTTTTTCCATACATTGCTCCTTAGTTAATGATTAAAACCTATTACTAATGCCCCTCATCCCGTCCCCCCCCTTTTTTTAAAAGGGGGATGGGGGGTTTTAAAGGGAGTTTAAAAAGACTTTAAGCCCCCGCTACATCCAACGCAATCGGCACATACTTGTCGCTGTCGCCAACACGCTCATACATCCGCACATACGCTTTACTGCTTACCACTTGCACGCTTTCGCTAATGGCTTGCATAGCGCGCAACCAGCGCGGGTCTTGGATTTCAACGCGGCGCAAGCCTAAAATACGTGACGTGTTGAGGTTGCCCTCTTTGTCCACGTTAAATGCCCGCTCAATCAAGGCTTTCAGCTCAGGTCGTGAGCCTTCACTCCATTCATTCAAACACTCATCAATCAATACTTTGGCCGCCTGAATACGTTCGTCAAACTGCAAACTTTCATTGATGGCGCGTTGGATTTTGTATTTGCCGTCATAGCTAAACAGCGTCACATTGCCTTTGTTGCCACCCACTTTTGCGCCATATTTTTCGGCGGAAAGCTCAATAAACGCGCCGAGGTCGCCAAAAATGCCGCCTTTAAACTCGCCAATTTGGCGATTTAATGCTTTGCCTTTTTCCACCCACTCGGTCACCAGTTCGTCGCGATGTTTGTCAATATCACGCACCAGTTCTTCCGGGGTAAGCGTGCCTGTTGCGTCACGCCAGTAGGTTTTGCCTTCGATTGTTACTTTTGCCATAGTTAAACCTCTTCTTTATCTAATTTGATTACAATCAATCTATTGCCTTTGTTACGCTTGAGGATCGCTTCTGACCCCATCGCATACAGTGTTTTTTTTCTAATATTAAATTTCTTTGCTAGTTCTTCCGCCGTGCCGTCGCCTAGATTCTCTTCTCCGCGATATACGGCGTAGATTTGACGATATTTAGGCACCTCTCCCCCTTAAGCCCAATAGACCATGACGCCTTGTTCATTTGCCACATTTCGCACAATATGCACGCCATTTTTGACGGTGGTCATTTGTACGCCTTTTTCTTGTAAACGACGGCTCGGGTTTAAAATCACCATTTTCGGGAAACGGCCGTCTTTACTTTCAACGATTTGTACGCCTTCTCGTCTTAACGCATACGCTACGCGATTCATTTGTTCACTCATTTGGTTGCTCCTTTGGTTTAATTAGTTAATTAACATGCCTGCATAAGAGTTGATTAACTTCTCGTCAATCTGTTTACCGTGCATTTCAGCCACACGGATCACACCGCGCATCAATTTCGTTAAACGGCGCGCATTGCCGTGGCTGGCTTTAAATAAGATTTGGTTAAATTCGTCCGTGCCTAAGCCGTTTTCTGCTAGTTTATGGATGTCATCCTCACTTAACTGGTTACCCAAGTCACAAGCCAAGCCCACTCGGCTATAAAGTTGTGCCAATTCGCCGTATTTACCTTTCAAGTTAACAAGTAGGCGAGGCATACCGGCAAGCACCACACCGCAGCCTGTCAAGTCATGGATTCGGCGGATATATTCAAGGCTTTTCGTGCTTAACAATTCCGCTTCGTCCACAATAATTAAGCGACCTTCGCCCAATTTTTCGGTGATACGGGTAAACAGTTCATGGTTAGCCCCGACTTCATTCAATCCCAACTGGTGACAGAGATTTTTTAGCAACACTTTCGGGCTACAACTTGGCTCAACTTCGATAAAAATCGTCTCCGGGTTTTGGCTGACATACTGTTTTAATGCCTTGGTTTTGCCTAAACCTGCCGCACCATAAACCACGCTAATTTCGCCTTCGACATGGGCAATATGCACCACATCAAGGCAACGTTCTGCGGCGTAAGTCGGCACAAATTCGCTGTTAAAATTGCGCTCAACCACTTTGTCTTTTTCGCGTTTGATTAAGCGATCCACCGCTTCGTCAATATCTTTGGTTACGCCTTTATAAATGCCTTTTAAATACTGGCTAATAACGGCATTAGATTTGCCAAGGGCTTTGGCAACTTGTGTTTGGGTTAACCCTTTCTGTTGCATAAATCTTGCGAGTTGTTCTTTCATACTAGCGTTCCTGTATTTGTAATTAATCTTGATGCGTGGCAAATAAGATTGCCTTTTAATGTATAAATTGCTAAAAAGTCTTGGGCTTGTCTCACTTCAACCGCCTTACCTTCCCATTCAATGAGGCCGTAAGAAAAATGCGGTTTCTTGTTGTATTCAACCCGTCCGCAGTGGACTTTTTTAATAATTCGTTTTGTCATAATCTAACCTCCTGCCATCTTGCGTTGTTGGCGTCTCATTTCGCTTGGCAATAACGCGATTTCTTCGTCCTCGTCAAAGTGGTTGACTTGTTTTTTGCGTAAGCCGTGCAACAGTTCTGCGCCTTGGTTGTGGGCGATACTAATGACCGGATTCAATTCCGCATTAATTTCGTCAAGTTGTTCTTGTTTCAATTTCGCACGGCGTTGGTGTCTGTCTTTGCGTGCTTTTTCCACATAACTCAACGGGAAGGCGTCACGCTTGTTGCCGTCTAAAATTGCATCGCAAATAAACGCGCCTGATTCATCGCGAATAATGACCGCACTTGGGTTATGTATATCCAACGCCACCTGCACGTTTTTGCCGTCCACATCAAGCAGTTTCTGATTGAAATATTGGTTGTTAAACACTGATACCCAGCCTCGTTGAGCCACACGCATCACACTTGGGCGGAATAGGTCGCGTGCTTCAATCGGGGTAATCAATAACAACTCAGTGTCGGCTAATAACTCACGGCGTTTTTGCGCAGGTGTGCAGCCAATTTCACGGTGGATATGTTCGTTGTTGTACCAACGTATCCCTTCTTCCACCGCATCAATAAACTGTTTCCACGTTGGCAATTTACCCACAGCCCAACGTTGTTTATTTGTCAGTTCGGTTCGGCCTTGGCGAATTGCTTTATCGAGCGAAATCACTGCCGTGGAGGTTTGTCGCACGGTGTCGCGGTCTGCGCCACGTCCGTGGTAAGTCTCAAACTGGCGGGCAATGCGAATCGCTAAAGTTTGGTTCACCCGTTCAATAATCCCGCGCCCTTGTGGGTTTCCTGGAATCCCTGTTTGGTGGTTAATTCCTAAACGGGGCAAAATCCCTGTAATATCCGCATCTAGCGTCCAGTTCTTTTCGCCTCCCCCGTTATCTGAATAATAGATAGCCGGTATGCCGTGGTTCTCAATCCCGTTTCGGATAGCGTCCGCAACGGCTAACGCGTTTTCCGCCAAACTGACCGACCAACCAACAATAAAGCGGCTAGGCGCGTCCATGACTAACGTCAATTCAGGGATAAACGGGCGACCATGATCAGGGTGTTGCACTTTCATCTTCATGGAGTGGCCATCACCCACCCACACATCATTTGCTTTTAACACCGACCAATCGCGCTTAACGTAAGTGTTCAAGGCGCGTAGGCTTGCACCTGTTTTACGACCGATTTCGCGAATATGGCGTGGCAGTTTGGATAATCCGCGACGCACTCTATCAAGGCTTGGCAACCGTGCCATCATTAACGGCTGGTCAGCATAGTGCGCCTGCCAGTGCGCTTTAAAAATGGCATAAGCCTCGGTGACGTTTACGCCATTGGTGTTTCGATAAGCCACCAAAAAATCAGGCAACCACGCCAATTCTTCCAACTTTTGCGCCTGACGTTGACTCGGCGCCAACGCACGCAAACGTTCTTCCGCTGTTTTGCATTTGTGATAATCAATCACCCACTGATTCAGGGTTCTTGGTGATAACACACGGCCGCAGTTATTGCCGTTTTTGCTGTTAGCCTTGGAGATCAACACCATCAAATCTTCCGAAATTTCACCGCACTTTGCCGCATTGCAGAGGTGGGTAATAGCTTTGATTCGGCTTTGCACCTGCTCCAACTCGCTCACATAAGCCACTAAAGCCATGCGTGCATCAGCGATTTCACGCTGTTTGGTGGTGAGGTCGCCAAGGTTCAGATTTTTAACCGTTGGGAGTTGTTTTGGTTTACTTATCACCGCAACAGCAAAACGATCTCTAATTGCGGTTTGTACATCTTCCGGCAAGGTAGAAACTGCATATTCAACACCGCCACCTTTACCAACTCTTTTTTGAGTTGCCCAACCATTCTTCTTAGCTTGATAAATAATTCCTTGCACTGAATTAGGTAAACAGGATAAACTTAAATTAAGTAGTTCCTTGGCTGAGTAGTGTGTTTTTAGGTTGTCGTTTCTCATAAATAACCTCAAAACTATCTATCGGCGTATTTTTTATGGTTACGTTGCTCATAACGTGATGCCCAAATAACTTCGGCAGGAACGCCAATGGCTTCAGCTATAATGCGTTCACCTTTGAGCCAAGGACGGTCGAGCGCGTTTTTTAATGTGCTACCGTTGCTATAACCATGCTTTAAAGATAGTTGGCGCAATGACCAACCTTTTTTTGCTAGTGCAGCTTTGATATCTTCTCGATGCCAATCAATAGCTGTTTTTTTAGTTTCCATTAATGTCCTCATTAGATAACCTTATTTGTTAATCTGATGAGGATATTAAACTACAAAAGTAATCATTTCAACTTTAAAAATACACTTTTAAAGTTAAGTGATTACTTTTTAATCTATGCTTTTATAGTTATTTAATATAATTAGTTGATTTTAATGATTATATTTGTAACTTTAAAAATAATTAAAAATTCATATGGAGTTTTTAAAGTTATGAAGGTTAAGTTTAAAAATACATCTCTAATAGGGAATCGGATTAGAGAGGAGAGAGAAAGAATTGGAAAAAGTAGGAATGAATTAGCAGATAGACTTGGATTATCTCTTTCAACACTGCAATTATGGGAAACAAACGAAAGAGAGCCTCAAGCCTCAATGATTATCGTGATAGCAAAAGAGTTAGGAGTTTCACCGAGTTATTTATTAACAGGAGAAACTAATGAAACGCTAGATGAAAAATCAGATAAAATAGCAGAGCCAATGGCTCAATATTCACATAGCGCCATTGATAATGGCTTTGAATTCATTGATGATTGCCGCGATGTTATCGTAACGGCGGGTTATGGCGGTATAAACGGAGATTACCCCGAAATCAAGAAAACTAAGATAGAAAGCGAATGGTTGCGCGCAAGAGGGTTAAAGGCCGAAGATTGCGGCAAATATAAAGTGTGCGGCGATAGCATGGACGACACATTAAAAGACGGCGAAGACATTATCGTTAATCATGCCAGTAAAACTTTAATTGATGGCAAAATCTTTGTTTTAAACAATCAAGGATCAATGCTGATAAAACGCATTCAGCGCACATTTAGCGGGGTAGAGCTACTCAGCGACAATAGCGCATACCGCCCAATAAAACTCACAGCAGAAGAGGCAGACAGCCTGCTTGTGATTGGTCAAGTTGTGTTAGGCTACCGCAATTTTTAA